CAGTAGCGAAACAGCACAAAACGTAGACAAGAACGAGGTGGATTATTTAGTTGGAAAAGCAAGGGAATACGCAAACTACTACTCAACACGATTAGTAGACTATTTATGTTTTAACAATAACTTATTCCCAGAGTATTTAAGCAACACTAACGAGGATATAAGCCCAGACACAGATACAACGTTTAACGGATGGGTTTTATGAAGTATAAGGTAAAAGAAATAAATCTCAATAAGCTAAAACAGTACATAGAGAGCAAAAGCGAAAAAGAGGCAAAAAGGTTTTATAACGAATTTAAACAAAATAAGAAATGAGTTGGGGAGAAATATATAACACAAGCTGGTGGGGTGTAGCTTTAGATACTGCAAGGACAGTAAAAGCAAGACCAGACTTTTTTGGTAGTCAGTTAAATTTACTTACAAGTGAGCAGCCTAATTTGGTTACTAATGGAACGTTTGATACAGATAGTGATTGGACTTTAGGAACTGGGTGGTCTATTAGTGGAGGTAAAGCAATTTGTGATGGTACGCAAAGCACAACTAGTGGTCTTATACAAAACAATGTATTTGAAAATAATAAAAAATATAAATTAACATTTGATTTAACTTCTAATGGACAAGAATTAAAAATTTGGGTTAATGGTTCGCAATATATAAATTCCTTTTATTCAAGTAATACTTACACTTTATATATAAACACAAACACAAGTGGTAATGTTTACTTTGAAGCAACAGTAAATTTCATTGGCTCAATAGACAACATATCAGTACAATTAGTAAGAGCAGAATTAGACCAAATAGAAGCAAAGAAATGTTTAGCAGATTGGATACATACAACTGCATTAAAAGACTTAAACAATTAATAAAATGGCAAAACCAAATTTAGCATTAATACCAGCCACTATTGGCGATAAGGTTTACTCTATACTTCCAAGCGATGGTGTAGGGGATTTTGACTTTGATAGAGGCACAATAGCTACAAGAATAAACGCACAAGGACTTATAGAAACAGTAGCAAGTGGAGAGAACAGACTTAACTATTCATTGTTAGATGGAGAGGTTGTAGGGTGTCCGCATCTACTTTTGGAAAATTCAGCAACTAATTTAATTACTTATAGTGAGGATTTTAGCAATAGTAGTTGGATTAAAAATCAAGTTGTCGTAAATTACAATAATATTATTTCTCCAGATGGAACACAAAACGCATCAAAAATAACAATCAATGGCAGTACACCTTATTTAGAAACACCCTTAAATATAACACTTGATAACACTTACACTATTAGTTGTTTTGTAAAAAAAGGTACAAATAAATGGGTAAGGTTAGTTTATGTTTCAAGTGGGGTTACTGGTGCGTGGTTTGATTTAGAAAACAATGTGGTGGGAACACAAAGTAGTAATTCAATTTCTGCAAGTATTGAAAATTACGGAAATGATTGGTATAGAATAACTAATACTATTACATCTCATCAAGCATCTGGTAATGTATTTATTGGTCTTTCAGATGCTGATGGTGGCACAAGTAGTACACAAGTAGGTAATACAGTTTATGTTTGGGGGTTTCAAGTTGAAGAACAATCTTTTAGCACTTCTTATATCAAATCCAATAGCGGAAGTCCTACTACTCGTGCAGCAGAAACTTGCGATGGCTCTGGGAATGCAGATACGTTTAACGATTCAGAAGGTGTGTTGATGGCAGAGATTTCAGTTTTTGATAACGATACCTCTAATAGAGATATTTATTTAAGTGATGGTACTGCAAACAATAGAATAAGATTAAGATTTAATAGTTCTAATAATCTTGATATTTTATTATACAATGGCTCTATACAAGTGTCGACAACTCAAGTAATTTCAGACGCAACAAATTTTAATAAAATCGCTTTTAAATATAAAGCTAACGACTTTGCTTTATGGGTAAATGGTATAGAAGTGTTTACCGAACCAAGTGGAACTGTATGTAGTGGGTTGAACGATTTGTCTTTTTGGGCTACTTATGTTTCATCAAACAATTTCTACGGAAACACTAAACAACTACAATACTTTGATTCAATTCTTGATTCAGAACAACTTGAACAACTAACGTCTTGGGATAGCTTTAGAGCTATGGCAGAGGCACAATCATACACAATAGAATAGATATGGCAAATACATTAAAATTTGGGAACGGACAATGGGCAAGAAAAAAAGGCTCACTTTTAGCGTACAATTCAGAGAATAACAACTACAAGCCTTTGCCTTTCACATTCGATAGAGATAGTGTAGCAACACGAGTTAATAAACAAGGTTTAATTGAAACAGTAGGTGCAGACCAGCCAAGAATAGATTACTTAAATGACAGTAATGGTGCTTTGTTGTTAGAGCCGAGTAGGACTAATTTGATTACTTATAGTGAGGATTTTAGTCAATGGGCAACGCAAAGTGGTGGAACTGGTTCAGCACCAATTATTACTTCTAATTCTGCAATATCTCCAGATGGTACTCAAAATGCACATAAAATAGTATTTAATAAAGGCACTGGGGTTTCAACTTCTGATTTAAGTGTAATTGCATCAAGTAGTTTTACAACTCAAACAAATACCGCAAGTTTTTATATAAAAGCAGATAGTCCTCAAAAGATAGTTTTTAGAAATTCAACAAATTGGCAGCTTGTAGATGTTACTACTGAATGGCAAAGAATAGATAAAACTGACACTGGTAATGGTGTTCAAATTGGGTTGAGAGATGGTTATGGTATTTCTGGTGTACCAAATACTGCAACTATTTATTTATGGGGTGCACAAGCAGAACAAGGAAGCTACGCTACTTCGTACATACCAACACAAGGTAGTGCAGTAACGAGGTTGGCTGATGTTTGTAATAATGGAGGTAATGAGCAAGTATTTAACGATAGTCAAGGCGGTTTGTATATGGAATTTGAAGTTATAGAAAAAACATCAAGTTCATATTATATTGTTTCTGTTAGAAGTTCTAATGGAAGTAATGTTTTAGGTGTAGGTGCTCGTCAAGGAAAAGCGTTTGCAGAAATGTTTGATGGTGCAAATTATATTAGTAATAATAGTGCTAATTTAATTGATGGAAAAAATAAAATTGTTCTTACTTATAATTCTGGTAGTTCTGCAAAGTTATTTTTAAACGGAACAAAAGTTTTAGATTTTACTGGAACTATTCCCTCATTAAGTAATTTATCTCAATTAGTTCAAGGAGATAGATTTTTAGGTAACAAATATTATGGAAATATATCTGAAATTAAATATCAAAATACATTATTAACAGACACACAAGCAATAGCATTAACACAAGTGTAACAAATACACCTATAATAAAAACAAGAGTAAATAAATAAATTATGAAACATATCTTTAAAAAATACGAATTTGCATCTCAAGAAGTAGCTGAAACAAGAATAGCAGCTTTACCAAGTGATGATGAAGGAAACCCAAGCCACAGACATACTGTTGTAAAATTAGGTTACTTATGGAAAACTACTCCAGAATATGATGAAGAAGGTAACATCTCTATTGAAGGTGTACAGTCTGATAAGTATTCAGTAGACGTACTTTGGAATGTAGCTGAAATTACAAGCGTAGATGCAGAAGCAGTTTTAGATGAAGATGGTATGGTAGTAACACCAGCAGAAAAATCTATTGCTTACCCTTATGGATGGGCTTCTAAAGAAATTGAAGTAGAAGGTAACGGAGTCCACACATTCGCTGGATGGTCATTCTCATAAGCTATGGTAAAAGGATTAAGATACATAGCAGACAAAATAGAGGCTTTACAGTTTTACTTAATAGCTAAATGGAATAACTTTCTAAAGGGACTGATGCTATGAGTGTAAGTGATTTGAAGGTAGCTTTTTTTAATGCTATCTCTTTGGGGATTAGCTTTACGCACGTTGAGAACAGTTTGAAGATTATTCTTTTACTGGCTTCTATTGTTTATACTGTGCAAAAGATACATCAAGGTAATAAAGATGACGAAAAACTTTAAATTAAAAGTGTGGGTGTGATATGCCTTTAGAGGTATACGAGAACATTATTAAACTTGCATCACAACTACAATTTTTAAGGGACTATACTGGTAGACCTATAACTATTAATAGTGCTTATAGATGTCCAGAGCATAACGCAAAGGTAGGCGGCTCAAAAACTTCACAACACTTATTAGGTAAAGCAGCAGACATAACTATACAGAGCCTAAAGCCAGCAGAGGTATACGCACTCATAGAGGAACTTATAGATATGGGACATTTACTACAAGGCGGTTTAGGATTGTATGAAGAAAAAGGCTTTGTACACTACGATATAAGAAAGACTAAAGCGAGATGGAATGGGTGATTACAAAAAAAAGAATGGCACTACAAGAGTAGGAGATGCTTTAAGGTGGCTCGTGAAGCAAGGCAAAGATGTAGCACCAGAGCTATTATCGGTTGTTGGTAGTGTTACTGGTATAGAACAATTAAAAGACCTTGCAGATAAGATAGGCAAAGACGATAAGCTATCAGAAGCAGATAAAGAACTTCTACTTGAAGAACTGCGATACGATATGTTAGAAATGGAAGAAACCACAAAGCGATGGGTAAGCGACAACCAAACAGACAGCTACCTTACGCGCAATATAAGACCATTAACACTTGCTTTTTTAACCGCTACACTATTTGTATATATAATATTAGATAGCTCGTTAGAAGGCTTTAAAATAGACCCTAACTGGATAGACTTACTTTCTTCACTTTTATTATTAGTCTATGGTGGGTATTTTGGTATGCGTAGTGCAGAGAAGATTACAAAGCATTGGAAGAAGTAGTCTGTTAATAACTTTATTTAATTCTATTTGTTTTTGTGGTTTGATTTTGGGAGATTTGGACAATCTTTGAAACAAAACATATATGAGGTATTTAGTTAAATATAAATTTTACGGTAAAGAAAAACATTTATATAAAAATTTTTCTAATGAATTAGAAAGAGATAGATATAAAAAATGGATAAAAAACCAAAAAGGGTTTTCTAATGTAAGATTATATATTAATAAAGGAGAATTGAATGAAGCGGTACTTGTACCCAAGAAGAAAACAGTAAAAGACAATCTGCATTACAAACTTGTTTCTAATAAATATCAATTAAAGTTTAATTATTACGTTTATTGTCTTATACATAAAAACAAAATAGTTTATATAGGTCAAACTACAAACGTTGTAGGTAGAATTAAACAGCATATAAAGGAAAACACAAAACAGTTTGATAGTTGGAATGTTGTAAAAAAAGTGCCTTATGGTGCTACTGCTGATGAATTATTAGACTACGAAAAATATTATATAAAATTATTTAGTCCTAAATATAATATACAACACAATGCCAAAAAAGAAAACACTAAAGTATTGGAAGAATAAGATAGATAAACCTTTTCACGAGTTTATAAGACGTAGAGATGCGGATAACAATACTGGTTATTGTAATTGTGTAAGCTGTGGTAAAAAGGTACACTTTACAGAAACAGATGCTGGACACTTCATTGGTAGACAACACTTAATCACAAGGTACGATGAACGTAACGTACACGCTCAATGCAGAAAGTGTAACAGATTTGAATATGGTAGACAGTATGAGTATAGTATAGCTTTGGGACAAGAACTATCACAAGAACTACTACAAAAGTCAAGAGGGGTACTAAAACTTACAGACCCAGAATGGCAAGAAATATTTGACCAATACAAGACTAAACTACAAGAACTAAAAGACAAACAAAATTTTTAGTTAATAACTTCGCAATAAACATTACTTATATAACGCTAATAATGTGTATCTTTGAATAGACTAACCAATGTCTTGTTATTGTTTTCAACTGTTTAGCAGTCAATTAAGCCACCTATAATAAGGTGGTTTTTTTGTTATTTATAAAAAAAGTAGTTTATAATTTGTTTATATTAAATATATTTTGTTAAATTTGTGTATCATTAATTTTAAACAATAACAAATGACACTATTAGAAAGATTACACCCATTGTACAAAGACAAATTAAGCGTAGCTAATTTAGAGTACCCAGATTTAGTTGCACAGCTTTATGAAGAACTTGAAGAAAAAGTTTTTGTAAGCGATTTAAAATATGGCAGCGTTATGGACTTGCGTATTTTCTGTGGCTATTTAAACAACCCTTTTGATTATTTTACAGAATAATTTATAAATAATGACACATTACGAGGACGTGAAAAGAGCAGCAACCCCAACGACAATAGACTATCTAAATGCAAGGATAGAGGCTTTAGAAGGTAGAGTACAATACCTTGAAGCGATAATAGAAGTAGAAATTTTAAACAAAGAACAATGAACAAGGAAAAACTAACAGAGTTGTACAAAAAGTATAACCTAACTAAAGATGACTTTTTTAAGCATCAACATTACACAATTATTACAAGACAAGGTATAGACAAGATACAAGCACTTGAACAAATGAGTGTAAACTATGAAGTAATAAGATGTGAACCTAATTTTGCAGTATTTAAAGCACTTGCAGAAAAAGATGGTAAGCGCATAGAAACCTTTGGTAGTGCGCTAAAAGGCGACAGTTACAAAACTTCAAATACTAACAGCTGGTACGTTGCCGAGATGGCAGAGAAACGAGCAATGAGTAGAGCAGTATTAAAACTAACTGGCTTTTATGAACTTGGAGTATTTGGAGAAGATGAAAGTGAAAGTTTTAAAAAACAAAAAACAGAATATAAAACCCTATAAATAAATAACAATGGACAAAGAAACTTTTTTACTAAAACAGATTGCAGACGTTGAGTGGGATTTGAATTTCTACAACAACAAAATACTAGAAGCAAATCTTAAACTAGAACTCTACAAAAAGGAGTTAACAGAATATAAAACCCTTAAATAAATAAATATGAGTGCATTAATTAATTTTAGTTTAAACGTAGCAAAGCTACCAAAAGAGAAGTTTATCGCTGGTAAAGACGGAGCGGTATATGTAAACCTTACAATGTCAGTAAATGATGAAACACGATACGGAAATAATACTGGTATCTATGTTAGTCAGACACAAGAGGAAAGAGAAGCCAAGAAAAAGAAAACTTATCTTGGGAATGGTAAGGTAGTTTGGAACAACGGAAATATTTTGAACGCTGAAAAGGAAGTACAAGAAGCTGTACAAGAACACCCAAAAGAAGAAGCTGACCTACCATTTTAATTTTTTTCATAATCAAGGGGGGTTTTTACCCCCTTTTTTTATACCTTTAAACAAAACAATAACTAACTAAAGAAATGACAGAAGAACAAACTACACAACAAATGTTGATGGAACTAATAAAAGAGGAGTGCACAATAGACACTACCGAAGTATTAGAGTACCCACCAACCGCTTTGAGTTTAGGAGAAAAGACAATACAAACAAAAGGTGGCGATATTACAATACCAATACCAATAGGAACTTATGGTAACTTTAGCTTCGTACAAGCACCACCAAAGACAAAGAAAACATTTTTTGCATCGTTACTTGCATCGGTATATTTAAGCGGTGGTAATAACTTTGGCGGTAAGTTAAAAGGACACCGAGAGGGTAGATGCCTTATACACTTTGATACAGAGCAAGGTCATTGGCATAGCCAGAGAGTATTTAAAAGAGTTATAGATATGGCTAACGTTAGGGATGTAGGTTGTTATCAAACCTATGCCTTAAGAACAATAAGCTACAAACAAAGAATACAATTTATAGAATTTATACTAAAAGAAAACAAAGACAAAAACGGATTAGTTGTTATTGATGGTGTGGCTGATTTAGTCAGCGATGTAAACAACCTTGAAGAAAGCAACTTATGTGTGCAAAAAATAATGGAGTGGTCTGCTAAATACAACTGCCATATAATGACTGTAATACATAGCAATTACGGAAGCGATAAACCAACTGGACACTTGGGTAGCTTTTTAGAGAAAAAGACAGAAACACAAATACAATTAGAAGCAAACACAGTAAACAAGGAATGGGTAACAGTTAGTTGTAAGCGTTCAAGGGGTTATGCCTTTGAAACTTTTAGCTTTAGTATTAACGAGTTTGGGCTGCCATTTGTAGTGGGCGAAATATATGACCCATTAGAATATTTTGTAGTGCCAAAAAATAAAATTTTAGAATGAAAAAAAGCCTTGTTGAAATAGCCTATTTAAGACATCAAGATTGGTTAAGGGTAGTGTATGCCTTTGGATGTAACAAAAGCACCGCAGAGGACATTGTACAAGAAATGTACATACAACTGATACAAGATGTAGATAAAGGGTTAGACCTATGGCATAATAACGATGTTAATATTTACTACTGCTGGAAAGTGTTAAGAGGCATATACTTAAACACCCACAAAAAGGAAGCAAGGCAAATAAAAGAATACATAGAAGAAATAGACGAATTGAAACAAGCAGAAGATTTAGGAATAGACGAAGTAGAATACGCTAAACGCAAAGACCAAATAGATGGCATATTAGATGACCTATACTGGTACGATAGAAAAGTATTTGAGATATGCGCAAGTGGTAAAAGCGTAGCAGCATTAAGTAGAGAAACTGGTATAAGTTATTACTCACTTTACAACACATACACAAACGCAAAGAAAAACATAAAAGAACAGCTATGATTAACATAGATGTAGACATAGAAACAAAGAGAATGGTTTGGGATTTTTTGTCTACAAACAATGTTGGGAATAGAAGTAAGGCTAATGGCAACAAAGAAGAACAATATGTAGGTTTATTAGGAGAGGTTAAAGTAAAGGAACTTTTAAACATAGATACAAAACTAATAAATGGATTTGATGGTGGATTTGATTTAAAATATAAAAACAAAAGAATAGATGTAAAAACAATGGGTAGAACTGTTGATGTAAAACCTTACTATGTTAATAATTTTATATCCTACCAAAAAGACTTTGATTGTGATATTTATATATTCTGTTCTTTAAATAAAAAAACAAGTAATTTAACTGTATGCGGATGGGTTACTAAAAATGAGTTATTAGAACGTTCTAAATTTTATGAACAAGGAACTATAAGAACACGAACAAACAAAACTACGTTTACTTTAAAAGCACCAACATACGAAATAGATAATAATAAATTAAACGATATAAATATTTTAATATGAAATTAGGAGATTTAGTATATTACATCACTTACTATACTGGCATACGTTGGATAGTAAAAAAAATATGGGGAGATAGATGCGGATGCGATAAACGCAGAGATGAGTGGAACGATATAGATTTAGACTTATGGAAATAGAACACAGAAAACAATGGGAACAATTCAAGGCAGAGGTTACAAGCAAACTAACACAACCACAATACAAGCTATTATGTAAGCTACACGCAAAGTATTTTAATCACGCTTATTATGAGATTTGCAGTTGCCGACCTAAAGAACTAAAACGATGGATAGCCGATATTGACAGACTATACAATAAATGATAAAAAATGTACACAAGTGGGAACAAGCTGTAATAATGCTTTTAAATTTAGATGGATGGAACTTAACACATACTGGCGAAGGCTTTGAGCATTACGATGCAATAGGCTATGCACCAGAAAAAAATGGAAAGAGAGCAGAAGTAGTAATTGAAATGAAGTTCAGAAACAAATACTACAAAGAAAAACTATTAGAGGTGTACAAGTACGACAAGCTAATAGAAACTGGTAAGATAGCCCTATACTTTGTTAATGACCCAAAAGGTAA